CCAAATGGGACGGAAGTAAGCCGACGCGGAACGGATCGTTCATTCGCTATTCGCAAATAGCGAACGCAAACGCCGACTGAAGGAACGCTCTTTAACTTAAAAAACTAAGGAGAAAACCTAATGTCTAAAGTCGTATACAGAGGCGTAGAGTATGATACTCAAAAGCGTCTTGAGTATCAACAACAGATGATGCAACAACCTCAACAATACAACGAAACCTATCGTGGTGTTAAGTTTGTAAAGGAGGGGAACAAATGAATACTTACTTCGTTCGTTATCTTAAGAAAAAAGCAAAGAAAGAAAAACTTCTTAAAGATGCACAACTGAATATGGCAAAGCAACCACAAGTTGCTTGACGTAAAGGAGGGTTGATTCCCTCCTTTTTTTGTGTTATGATATCTCCAGTGAAAACTACCCTATGGACAAAGACAAACTAAAACTTATCGTCCGTAATCTTGAACTCCTTGTAGACTCTTTGAAGGCAGAGGTTTATTCTGATGTAAATGCTTACACCAATCCAGAAGTAAGAAAAAGACCAATTTTAGATTACGACGAAATTTTTGAAGATGATGATGGATACGCCGATTAGTAGAGCAAAAAAACTTGTTAAGTTACTTGAAAGACTTACAAAACAAGAACATCTTTACGCAAAAGAAAAGATTATAGAAATGAAAGCACAACTGCGAGTAGTTAAAGAAGAACTTGCAGATCTTGAAGCAAAAACCTCAAAAGGATTTGGAAAAAAATGACAGTTAAACTTATTTCGGTAACTCCCGATGCAGAAAAAACAATGGCATATATTGCACGAGTTTCTAATCCTGCGAATCAGGACAACGAAAACTATGCCAAGTTGCTTGCTTATTGTATTAAGCATAATCATTGGTCTGTGTTTGAACAGTCTTCTATGACATTGGAGATTGAAACTAATCGTGGTATCGCAGCCCAGATTCTTCGACATAGGAGCTTTACATATCAAGAATTTTCACAGCGATATGCTGATACAAATCTGATCACCGCAAATATTCCGATTCCTGATCTTCGTAAACAAGACACTAAGAATCGTCAGAATTCTACTGATGATCTGGGTGATTATGTAAAACTCAAATTCCAATCTGAAATTGCTGAACTCTTTACCCACTCTAATAACCTCTATAAGCGTATGTTAGATGCGGGAGTGGCAAAAGAGTGTGCTAGGTTTGTACTGCCCTTAGCAACGCCTACACGCATCTATATGACCGGTTCTTGCAGGTCATGGATAACATATATTGCTCTTCGTGAAAAATCAGGAACACAAAAAGAACATATGGATATTGCAAAAGCGTGTAAAGCAGTTTTTGCTGAACAGTTTCCTGTTTGTTATGAAGCATTGGGTGGTGAAACAGAGTGGGATATTTGATTTAAAGTTTTATCCTGTTATAAATAAAAATATATAACAGGATAAAAATGAAGCACAAACATCACATCATACCAAGATATGAAGGTGGTAGTAATTTACAAGAAAATCTTGTTGAATTGACTACCACTCAACACGCTATGTGGCATTATGCTGAATGGACTAGAAAAAAGGATGATAGAGATCATCTTGCTTGGAAATGTTTATCGGGGCAGATAGGAAATGAAAAAATTCAAAAAATTAAATCTAGAATAGGTTATGATAGGATGAAAGAGGTTACAAAAAATCAACCACATCCTGGAACCAAATTGAAGGGGAGGAAGCAAAGTGAAGAGCATAAAATGAACAGAAGTAAAGCATTAAAGGGAAAAATATGCTGCTCTCCCGAAGCAATAGAAAGAATGAGACAAACAAAAAGAAAATTGACAGATGAACAAGTAAAAGAAATTAAATCTAGTTCTGAAAAAGGTGTTATACTTGCCAATAAATATAAAGTGGCTCCTTCTTTAATTTGTCAAATAAGAAAGGGAAAAGCATCTGGTTACAAACACATAATTTAGGAGGTGAAAATTTTGGCAACATATCCAATTATTAATAAAACTACTGGTGAACAGAAACAAGTGGAAATGAGTGTCCACGTCTGGGACCAGTGGAAAAATGACAATCCTGATTGGATTCGTGATTGGTCTGATCCATCCACCTGCCCTTCTCCTGGAGAAGTTGGTGAATGGCGAGATAAACTTATTGCTCGTAATCCTGGTTGGAATGAAGTTCTTGATAGAGCAAGTAAAGCACCAAAATCAACTGTAAAGAAAATCTAATATGGCAAGACGAAAGAGAGGCAACGGAGATCAACCAATCGGAGTTGGTTTGACTGCAAAACAAATGAAGAGGAGAAAACCTCTAAGTTCTGAATATTTAATTGATATTGATCCTCTTACAGACAATCAAAAACGTTTGTTTGAATCATATGCTTCCGGAAAACATTTAGTTGCATATGGATGTGCAGGAACTGGTAAAACTTTTATTTCTCTTTACAATGCTCTTCAAGATGTTTTAGATGAACATTCTCCTTATGAAAGAATCTATTTGGTTCGCTCCTTAGTTGCAACAAGAGAAATTGGTTTTCTTCCTGGATCTCATGAAGATAAGGCAGATATTTACCAGATTCCTTATAAGAATATGGTGAAGTATATGTTCCAGATGCCTAGTGATGCTGACTTTGAAATGCTTTACGGCAACTTGAAGTCACAGGAGACCATTAAGTTCTGGTCAACTTCTTTTCTTCGTGGAACGACTCTTGACAATGCTATTATTATTGTGGACGAGTTTCAGAACCTAAACTTCCACGAACTTGATTCTATCATTACTCGTGTTGGTGAAAATACTAAAATTATATTCTGTGGTGATGCTTCTCAGTCAGACTTACAGAAAACAAATGAGCGTAATGGTATTGTAGACTTTATGACGGTGTTGCGTAAAATGCCTTCATTTGATATAATTGAATTTGGTGTAGACGATATTGTTCGTTCTGGACTTGTTAAAGAATACATCCTTGCAAAAATGGAATCTGGTTTTTAATGTTTAATCATATTGATATTGAACTCCCCCAGTTGGAGCGTGAAACAATTGATGGTGTAAGGTACTATAAAGTTCCCAACGAAGAAGAACTTATCCGACTGGTCTCCATCACTTCGGTGACCAGTCATTTTAATAAAGAAATCTTTGTTAAATGGCGTAAAAAAGTCGGAGATGTGGAAGCAGATCGCATCACAAAAGCAGCAACAAGTCGTGGGACTGATATGCACACTCTGGTAGAACATCATCTTAAAAATGACAAATTGCCAGAAGTCCAACCAATCTCTGATTTTCTTTTTAAGATTGCAAAGTCAGACTTAAATCGCATAAATAATATTTACGCCCTTGAAGGGTCCCTATATAGTAAGCAACTGGGTATTGCTGGGACTGTTGATTGTATTGCCGAATATAATGGCGAATTATCAATAATCGACTTTAAAACTTCTAAAAAACCAAAACCACGAGAGTGGATCGAACATTATTTTGTTCAATGTATGGCATATGGATGTATGTTATACGAACTGACTGGTATTTCAGTCAAAAAACTTGTAATCATTATGGCTTGTGAAAATGGAGAATGCGTCGTCTATGAAGAATATGACAAATCAAAATACATCAAACTTCTCACCGAATACATTAGAAAGTTTGTTAGAGATAAATTGGAGCTCTATGGAACCAAATAAAGAACTAGAACAAGCCATCGAGAATAAGTTTCTAACGCCTTCCAAGTTTGCTCTTGAGATTGAAAAAATCGTAGCAGAAGAAAATTTTAACTATATTGATGCAATTTGTCATTATTGCGAAATTAATAGTCTTGAGGTAGAATCAGTTACGAAACTCATTTCAAAACCTTTGAAAGAGAAATTAAAGTGGGACGCAACTCGTCTTAACTTTATGAAACGAACTTCGAGAGCAAAACTTCCGCTATGAGTCCTTTTGAGACATATCAAACTTATCTTTCGATGAAAAGTCATTTTACGAACAGTAAATATGACTTTTTTAAGTATGGAGGCAAATCTAGAGCAACTGTCACTTCATTTAATAAACGCAAGGACAAATACTGGTTTGAAAAAAGTTCAAGAAAATATTCAGATAAAGAAATAGTAGACTTTCTACTATCAAACTTTGTATCCACAGACAACCCACAAAACCTATGGATTGGAGAAATTATCAATTCTGGAGAAAGGACCTACGCAGATTGGATGCGGAGGCAGCAGAGTTTAACTTACTTGTTCAAAGAACAATCCATGGAATTGTTCTCAGAGAACGAATTAGAAAGTGTGTTCAACTGTTCCAAAGGTCACCCTATAGTTCTCAAAAAGTTTCTAAGCGGGAAACTATCGCCAGAAACTTTCGTAATTTACGACAAAATATTTTCAATCGTAAAAGATTTTGATAAGAAACTTCTAGATCCAGTGTGGGAGTGTGTTTCTCTGAAGATTAAAAAATATTCTCCATTTCTCCAAGTAGATATTTTTAATTATAAAAAAATTCTTAGAGAAATAATCTCATAAACTGCGGGCAGCAAAGTCGGGTAGGGGTATTTGACTTGCGTAAGTCCCGCCTTTAAAATATAAATAATATTACCCCTACTAAAAGAATATGTTAAACGTATCAACTATTAATCTTGCCCTCAATATTGATGGTCCAGATTTTATAGAAGACATACCAATTGCAGATGATGAAAAATTTCCATCTAGAGAAATTCAAAGAGAACAATCAAGACAAAGGTGGAGAGATAAAAACCCAGATTATGAAAAGAAGAGGTGGGCAAAAGGATTAACCGAAGAACAAGTTTTGGCTAGACGGGCTAGAGAAAAGAAAAGATATTGGGAAAATAAAAAAGATAGGGAAACCCGTAAAGAAAGGGCAAGAGAAAGAAAAAGAGCGTTAAAGGATATTTCTAAATATTGATGTGTTTTCTTATAGAAAAATTTTACGGGAAATTGTAAATGAGTAACTTTTTCGACTCTGATATTATTCAAGACGAACTGAAAGAAATTAATAAGTTACAAGAAGAGATTTACGGAAGTATTCTCACTTTTGGTGGAATGTCCCGTGAAGATAAACTGGAACACATTGAAAAACTACAAGTGCTCCTTGAAAAGCAGCGTGTAATGTATACACGTTTGTCTCTTTCTGATGACCCAAAAGCGGTTGAGATGAAAGAGAATCTTCGTAAATCAGTTGCTCTGATGGGATTTCCACCAGAGACTGATATGGGCATTTTGTTCAAGAGCATGGACAAAACAATCGAATCCTTAAAGCAGTACGTTGACCGCTGAGGTCAGACCTGCTATAATATCCGAGTAATCCCCCGAATCCAATTAATCCGAGGTAATCCAAATGTCTTTTGCTGACCTTAAGAAGCAATCTAAACTTGGCAATCTTACTGCCAAACTGGTTAAAGAAGTTGAAAAAATGAATACAAGCAGCGGTTCTTCTGATGACCGTCTGTGGAAACTGGATGTAGATAAGAGCGGCAATGGTTATGCCGTGATCCGTTTCCTCCCTGCTCCGAACGGTGAGGACCTTCCGTTCGTGAAACTCTACAGTCACGCATTTCAAGGTTCTGGTGGTTGGTACATCGAAAACTCTCTGACTACTCTGGGTCAGAAGGATCCTGTGTCGGAACTGAACTCCGAACTGTGGAACAACGGCACTGATGCTGGTAAAGAACTGGCACGTAAGCAGAAGCGTAAACTGACTTACATTTCTAACATCTACGTTGTGAAAGATCCTGCAAATCCCCAGAACGAAGGTAAAGTTTTCCTGTATAAGTTTGGCAAGAAGATCTTTGACAAACTGACTGCTGCAATGCAACCCGAGTTTGAAGATGAAGAAGCAATCGATCCGTTTGACTTCTGGCAAGGTGCCAACTTCAAACTGAAAGCAAAGAACGTTGCTGGTTATCGTAACTATGATTCCAGTGAGTTTGCTGCACAAGGTGCTCTGCTAGACGATGACGATGCAATGGAAGCAGTGTGGAAGAAGCAGTATTCTCTTGCCGAACTTGTCGCTGCAGATCAGTTCAAGTCCTATGATGAACTGAAGAAGCGTCTTGACTATGTGCTGGGTTCCAAAGGTTCTCGTCGTGTGGATGAGGAAGTTGCCGAAGAGGAAGATTACTCCCGTGGTCCTTCGAAGGATTTGACTGAAGATCTTCGCACTGAACTTAACAACCTGCAACCCACCCGCCGTGCCGTTGCTACTGTCGAAGAAGATGAGGACGACGATGCCCTGTCCTATTTTGCCCGTCTTGCTGAAGACTGATTAAATTTGGGGAGAGTAAATCTCTCCCCTTTCAATTATAAAAAATCCTTATTAAAAGAGCAAAAGCAATGATTTTTGATAAGACTTTAAACTTATACTGGGTTTGATAATATTGTGCTTTCTGTTTTAATCGTCTTTTCGTCAACATATTGAGAAGAAACATCATATAAAAGTAAGTTTCTAGTTTCTGTCAGAATTTGTTGCAAATAAATTGGTTTGAGAACATATATTGTTCTTTTTTTATCATTCAATCTAACTTCATGTTGATAATTTGTCACTCCTATAACTGGATTTATTAAATCTTCTCTTTTGCTTGGATTTGGTATTGTAAAATTACTGTCAACAATTTTTCCCTCTGGCAATATCAATCTATTGTTAGGATCTCTTACTTCAATAGTTTCATAATGATGTATACTGTTTAGTTCTTCACCATAAATGTTTTCTGCATATTCATAAAGTTGTCCATCTGAAAGAGGCCATTCATCTCTAACTCTTGTTATTCCTGCAGAAATTAAAACAACCCAGTCATATTCGGAACTTCCGTAAATTTCTTCAGCAATTGTATCTGGTCTGGCACCGTCACTAATTTGATACTTATTGAAAACCGTAAATACGTTTTGTAAATCATCAGGAAGTTTGACTCTTCTAAAAAGGTTTTTTACCAGTATATAATTATCAGATGCCTTTTTATCTTTTAAAAATGATTGGTATTGTAAGTCTGGTAATTCTCTGAAGTATGTCATTAGTAACCAACTCCTATTGTACCTTCAAGAGTTTGATCATAATCTTCAGCATAAATTGGAGATAATTCTTGAAACTGTAGTGTCATTTGCATATGAACTGGAGTGGCATCTGGATAAGTCGCATATTGTGCAGAACCAT